ATATTGGTACGAAGCGAAAGAAAATTTATGGTGTCCTGGTTCGTGGTACTGCTGCACTCATCCCTCTTCACTTTTTCTACAACGATCGTGGTGCCCTTTTCAATGACAACACTGTTGCCAGTGTACAAGTTGGGAAGGCCGCTGCTGTTGAAATTCCTCTGAAACGTAGTAATTTGTTTATTCATAATGATGTGTCTGGCAATGGTAAGTCTAGTGATATTTGTTTGTATGATTTTGGTATGTATATTGAGTCTGGTAAGGATATTAGCACGCGTTTTGCCGAGTACAAGTACTCTGTTGAGAATCCATCTCCGCCTTCATACTTTGTGTCGAAGAATGATGTATCGCGCTTGACTGTTCGAGCGCAACACACAAAGATTGAATATGGTGATGGTTTTTCTGTGTATATGCCTCGTTATTGGGCATATCGTGCTATGGAAGTTGGTGATTGTGGTAAGTTGATTGTTAGTAATGTTAATGGTCGTTTTGATGTAGTTGGTTTTCATGTTGCGTCTTATAAAACTGGTGATGTATATACTTGGGGTATTGGTGCTGTCATTACAAGTGGTATTGTTCAGTCATTGTTGAAAGCGATGGATGACGCTGGGAAGAAGCCTATTGAGCAAGAAGTCCCTGAACTTCTCCCTATTGAAGAGGGGACACGGATTGTGCCGCAAGGTTGTGATCTGGTACCTTTGGGTTTGCTCCCCGGTGCGACACCCTTCCATCCTGGCAAGACGAATTGGAAGCAATTGCCATACTTTCAACGCGACTGGAATCCTAAGATTTGGTACCCAGCCGTTACTGGCCCCGGGCATTGTCTTAACCCCGGACACACATCTGTGGAGATTATTATGGCCAGTTTACAACGTGTTCATGTCTCCTCAACTTTCAAACTGTTACCACAGCGAGAGCTTGAGATTGCTGTTTCGATGGCTTTCGATAAGATCCTCACTGTGGAGCCTCAGTTTTGTCATGTCTTAACTGAGTCTGAGATGCTCAATGGCCGTGGCGGTCTCAACCCGATTGACCTGGCCACCGCCTGTGGCTGGGATTATCTGTTGCGAAAACCACCTGGTACGAAGGGCAAATCCTATATGTTTGAACGAATGGGCAATGGTGAATTGCGCATCATTTGTCCTATCCTGGCGCGGCGCTTGTGCGAGCAATTGGAGTCTACGCGCAGAGGGGTTGTTCCTGCTTACGTATGGACTGCTATTCTCAAGGAAGAGCAGCGTCTTAAAGCCAAAGTTGAAGCAATGAAGACACGTGTTGTCGTTGGATCACCTACTGATCTGACCTTATTAACACGTCAATACTTTGGCGCATTCATTTCACATGTCTACTCTAATCCGTTGGTCTTTAATATTGGAGTAGGAATGAATGTCTACGGACCACACTGGCAAGCAAAGTGCCAACGAGCTTTGAGCATTTCTCAATGGGGCCTTGATTTGGACTTTGAATCTATGGAGCGCTATTTGAGTGCTCAGATGTCAGAGTCAATTTTGTCCCATATTAATGCCTGGTACAAGCGTTTTGATAGCCAGTGGAAACAGGAGGACGACTTAATTCGTCGCTGCCTTTGGATTGCTATGTTGCACGGTTATATGCGTGTGGGCGATGTGGTCTTGCGCGTGTGGTGCTTGATGTTGAGTGGTTGGGTGTTGACAACACTTATTAACTCCATCGAGGCGCGCGTGCTCCTCTTCGTTGCTTACATTCTGCTTGCGCGAGAACATAACCCGCAACTTGCTTCGGTTGATGCATATGTCAAACGCGTCATGGACCTTACGTATGGTGATGATGTGGAGATGTCTGTTAATCCGAACATTTCGTGGTTTAACGCGCGGAATATCCGTAACATAATGCTGCCTTTCGGGGTTTCGATCACGAATGGTAGTAAATCTATTGGTGGTGACGACGATGCTAAACTTAAGCCTTACTCTTCTGTTGAATTTCTCAAACATACAACCATTGAAACTGAATTGTTGCCTGGCTTGCGGTTTCTCCCTAGAATTAACGACGACACTACTTATAAAGTATTGTCATGGTCTAGTGCGAAGATTCCCTATCAGGAAGCGATTATTCTCAATGGCTCCGATGCCCTTGCACGAGTGTGGTCGCAAGGACCAGACGTGTTCGACATGTGGAGAGAAAGAATATGGAAAGTTTGGCGAAAGTGTAACATCACTGACGTCCCCCCGTCCTTCGAAGATATCCGGCTTCGTTGGGAGCGTGGAAACGTTAGTTTCTTGCTTTCTACGAGTGACGAGGCGTTCGACCCCATCCCATGGCTCCCTGAGTATACTAATGATGGTTGCATTGAAGTGCAGTCCGGAGTCGTGGCTGTTGTTCCCTCTGTCATTCCTGAAGATAAGACACCGACAATTCCACTTGGAGAGCCTTCTGTTGCTCCAACACCGGCTGATACGGTGGAAACTCAACAGAACATTGGTACTATTGTGAAGCGATATTACGCATTGGTGTACCCTTCGGGGTCAACTAATGAGTCTATCGGTCTTCCTGCGGCAGCCCCTCTTTGGAATCGCGGCGAAGTGTTGTCGGAAATAGCTGCCAGTCCCGGAATGATTACTTGGTTTAAGAATGCTTTTCGATTCTACAATGGAATCTTTGGATACAAAGTATTTTACACCTCGCAAACTTACGTCACTGCCACCTATGATCCGTCCTTCACTGCGCCGCGGCGCATCTGGGACTACCTGTCTAATGATGGTTCGCTTGCCAGCGGACCAGCCGTACATGGCGTACAGACTTTAGAGTTTGTGGTTAAGTCAGCCTCAATCTATCGTAATCTTCTTGTTCCTTGGTTTGAAGGGGAGATACTCACTGACACATCTTCGCCTGGAATAATCAATGTTTTCACGCCCGGTTCTAGTTCCCGTGGTGATCCCGCTGGGAATGGAGTTATCTATGTTCGTGCGATGGATGGCTTCCGATTTTATGGATTGTGTCGCATCCCGACACTCACAATTTCTGGGAACTATTTTCCGCACAGAGGTGGCTCTTCTACAACTGTGCCTGAGTTCATTCAATTAATCATGGGCGCGCCGCCGTACCCAGTATTTAGTTTCGACCAAATATTGGTGAATACGTGGCAACCAATTGTTTCATTGACCGACCCTTCAACCGATGTTGCCGTTTGTAATTCATTTACCGTTCGCTCTAGTAACATGTCCGATGCGGTGTTGCGTTCTTTGGGTTACACTATTGCTGATGGCCAATCTAGAAATGTGTCCACTGGAGTGACGAATTCCTTCACTGTCGACACCTCTGGGTTGCGGGTCTGGGTAGTTCCCCAGACATTCAACATTAGTTCAACCCCATCTGAAAGAGTGCAAAACCCACTCGTACAATGGCGTGCAACTGTCTCTGTATTATATTACGACATACAACAACAAGATGTCCCTATGAGAGTGGCGGACTATGGCTCCGGCGTCTGTACCGTCGGCCATGAAAATGATGATGACGTATCATGGCGTACTCTCATCGGCCTGCCAGCCGGTGCCATCATCATCAACAACAACGATTCAAAAACCGTTCAAGTGCCTATGTCAGAGCCCTATGATGTGCCGTTTGGCGGGGCTACCTACACCGTTTCACGGTTCAGCAATGGACCTGACATGGCTTTGGCCTTTGGGACCACGGTCTTGTTTGATGAGAAGAAGGACGCAGTTGTTCTGCCATCTTCCTGCTCGTCGAGCAGCTCTAGCGCTGCAAGCGCTAAAGTACGGATTGTGACCCAAAGTGGGTTTGTATAGCAGAAAGGTGGGATCACCGTTCGCACTACTGGTGGGTCTAGTACTAAACCCACCTATGTGACCATGGGAGAAGATGTACCTTCTAACTTGTCACTTGTTGAAAAACCGCAGTTTATAGAAACCGTCTCTTGGGATTCCACCGCATCGCCAGGAGCTATACTTGCTGCGTACGAAGCACCGTGGGATCTGATACGATCTTTAACGATGCAATCAGCTTATCAGCGTTATTGTTTTGCTAATATGGAAACTTGTCTTGAGTTGCGTCTCACTGGTTCCCCCTTTTTGTGTGGTTCAGTGGCCGTTGTTTGGGCACCGTGTATGACACGTGAACAAGCTACCATAATGTACACCAACAATCCAAGATCTTGTAGTGTCGCTCGTCATGCTGTGATGTATGCTGGTGTTAGAGATGCTAGTGTTGGACTTACAGTCCCCTACCTACACCCACGTACTCACTTGGACTTGCGCACGAATGGAGATTCGAATATTGTTGGCACATTTCTAGTGATTGTTCTCAATCAGCTCCAATATGGATCTGGAGCTACCCAAACTTCGGTCACGCTATCGACATTTGCTAGTTTTCCAAAGAGTGACTTTGCGGTCATTAATTCGACTTCTACTAGCATAGTCCCACAGGGTGGGGTTGTTAGTACAATTCGAGGAGCTACCAATGTCGTGGGATCAGTTCTTGATTCCGTTGACCATGCATCAGGTGCCATTGATAAATTTACGGGTAGTCTTGATTACCCTAACGTTGCTATGACAACTGTCCCTATGCAAAATAGACCTTATAGTGGTATCGCTAATACTGAAAATGTCTCATATTCTGAGGTACTTGGTGAAAACGGCACAGCAAAGCCTTTAGTCGGGCCGGATGTGACCGCCAATCCAGATGATGAGATGGATATTATTAAAAATTGCCAGCAGCTCGCTTACTTCAGCACTTTCAGCGTTGGACAAGACAGCCCTTTAGGAACTGCCGTATACACGGGTGACTTGGGTCCATGTTCGGATGTTTTCAATCTTGGATATGGGACCTCTTTCACTCCACACGCTCTTACCTACTTCTCGCTGCCTTTCTCCTTTTGGAAGGGCTCTATTGTTGTCAAGCTGGTTGCTGTTTGTACGCAATATCATCGAGCGAAGTTCCAAATCTGCTCTCATGTTGCGTTCGAGTCGGCTGGCCTGCCCATCGAGCAAGCTTTTAATCAATATACTGTCACTTGGGATATTTCCAATAACAGCGAAATTGCGATCTTGTTTCCGTTCAGATCAGCTACAGAATGGAAGAAAGTAGCCTGTGGCTATGTCCCCGATGCGAGGGATTACACCATGGGCCAGTTTTCAGTCCGCGTTCTCAACCCTCTTACAGGCATTGACCAGGTATCTACTACCTTTGAAATCAATGTCTATATGGCTGGGGGCCCCGACTATAGACTGTGTCATCTTGGTTATAATGCCATTGACTACACACCTGCTGTGCCTGCACCCTCTAGCACAGCGGTTAAACGAATGGGGGTCCAAGCGCG